TTTGGATGGAAGAAGTATTTCTCCAAGACTTACTATATAAAGACTTTGCCGAAGTGGCCAAGCGCAAGGGCTGGCCGATAGGCGTGCAGGGCGACACACGCAAGAAGCCAGACAAAGACATGCGCATAGGTGCGATGGCTGGCTACTTCGAGCGCGGACAGATCTATTTTAACGAGGCCGAGAAAGACAACCACCACATGATTATGCTCAAGCAACAGATCATGCTCTTTCAGCCGGGCAACACCGGAATAAAGAAAGACGGACCCGATGCACTGGAAGGCGCACTCTTTAAAATGATGGACAAAGTGCAGATGAGCGCACCGCAATCTTTCGGCAAACGCCAACGTGGCAAAAACATGTACTAGATATGAGTATTGAGACACAAGATATGAGACCGATTACACCTATAAGACGATTTCTGGTTTATCAGTTAGCCGCATCCGGTAAAAACTGTGAACTAACCAAAGAGGTGAAGCAACTCTATCTCGCAGTTCTCAAATCTCAAATCTTAAATCTCAAATCTTAAATCATTATGCCATTCCTAACCGACCCCGACTACCTCGACCAGATCAAAGCATCTCAGCTCACCACCCTAACGGATGGCGTTACCAGCGTACGCCTAACTGCCGAGGCCGCTGCCGAGGCACAAATGCGAAGCAGGTTGGCCGTGCGCTATGCCGTAGACAGCATCTTTAGCGCAACAGGCAACAGCCGCAATGCCGAGGTGGTAATGTACATGGTAGACATGGTGCTTTACCACCTCCACAGCCGTATCAACCCAGGGCAGGTGCCAGAGCTGCGCAAAGAACGGTATGCCGATGCGCTGGATTGGCTCAACAAAGTAAGTGCTGGCGACTTTCTGCCCGACCTGCCCAAAGTGGGCGATGCAGACGGGGACGGTGTAGATGACAAAAACGTGGTGCAATGGGGTGGAAGACCCGCCAGAAATCCATATTTCTGACCAAATCACCCTATCCTTTGTAGATGGATTGGGTGAGGTAGTGTTTAACACCCCTTTAACATCGCCCAGAAAAAGACTTGGGCGGCAAAATGAAGTAGAACTAGATTAAAATATTTAGAGCCTTTAAATCAAAGAAAAATGGCCAAAGAGCAAAAAGCAGGGAGAAGCAAAGCAACCACCGAAACCAACGTGGTGGTAAACAACATCAAAATAGGACAGCTTCAGCGCGGAAATCAGAGCGTGCAAACTTGGTTTGCCAACCTCAAGGCTGCGGAAAGTACCCTTAACCCCAACCGGAAGCAACTTTACCAGACTTACCTAGATGTGGCGATCGACCTTCATGTTGATTCCGTTATGGACAAAAGGATAAGGGCTGTAAAGACTACGCCTTTTGAATGGGTGGGCTTAGAAAACGATTTGATAATAAAGAATTTTAAAAGCCCTTGGTTTAGCGAGATGCTCAGCTTGATCCAGTCGAGGATATTTTATGGCACTACCCTGGCTGAAATTCAACTTGGTCAAGATGCGCTTATCTCCGATGTTCTGTTAGTACCACGCCAAAACGTCAAGCCCGAAAAAGGAATCATATCGTTAGACGGCAACTCAGACAATGGCATTAAGTACAAAGAGGGGCAATACATAAACTACATTCTTCAGATTGGTAGGAATGATGATTTAGGTAAGCTAGCAAAGATTGCTCCCTATGTCCTGATGAAGCGCGTCAACCTTGCAGACTTCACCAGGTACAATGAAATGTTTGGTATGCCTTTAAGGGTATACGAATACGATCCTTTAAAGGATGGTGCACGCGAAGAAGTTGAGAGGCAAGCGGAAGAATACGGAAGTGCCGCATACATTGTATTGCCAAAAGGAAGTGGCACTGTTGAGTTTCACGACAGCGTAAAGCAATCGACCGCCTATGCATACGATAAACTTCATAACATTTTAAACGATGAGATAACCATTGGTGTGTTGGGCCAGCTGCTCACAACAGGCGGTGAAGGCGGTGGAAGCTATGCATTGGGCAACATCCACAAAGCGGTAGAGGGCGGAATCAACTTGGAGGATCGGTTGACCGCAGAGTACATCATTAACTATCCATTCAAAAACAACATCCTTATTCCCCACGGCTACCCCTTAAATGATTTTGAAGGCCGATTTAAAACATCTGAAGAAATCAACAAAGAGACAAAGCTGAAGTTGTGGATCGAGCTGTATAAATCAGGAGCTCCCATAGCCGAAGAAGATTTCTATAAGGAGTTTGGAATTGAGCCTCCGGGCAGTAGGCCAGTAGTCGCGCATAGCAGCAATGCCATGCCAGATCCAGCTTCAACCGAAACACCTGTACCTGAAAAAAAAAAGGTAAAGCTTAGCTCGCTCAATGCTGAACTGGCCACCTTCTATGGCAACAAATGCAGCCACGACAAAAGCCCGATGCGCGTAACGCTCGGCTACAAAAGCGAGCTGAACACGATAATCGACTCTATTATACAGCGGTTGAAAAGTGGCGAACTGAAGGCGGGCGATGTAGACCCAAAGCTTTACAACCTAACAGCCGAAGAGCTGTGGACGGGCGTGCAAAAAGGGATTGGCGTAAAGCTGGAAGCGGCCAGCGGCACGGAGTACGCCATGCTTAAAGCGTTGCGCACCAATGTATATGTGTTCAGTGGCTTTAAGACCTACCAGTTTTTAAAGCAGGCCAGTGAGCTGCTGGTAGATGCTGATGGCAAGGTGAAAGCCTTTAGCACCTTCCGCGATGAAGTGCTGGCACTGAACAGCCAATACAACATTGAGTACCTGCGCACCGAGTACAACTATGCCATTGCCTCAAGTCGCATGGCTGGCAAGTGGGCGCAGTTTGAAGCCAACAAAAGCACGCTGCCGTTGCTTCAGTACGAAACCGTGGGCGATGCACGGGTGCGCGCTGCCCATGCTGCTCTGGATGGAATCATCAAACCCGTGGGAGATGATTTCTGGAATCAATACTTGCCGCCAAATTCTTGGAACTGTAGATGCACCGTGCGCCAGTTGGCCGAAGGCACCGTGAGCGATACTAAGCCCGAGAACTTGCCACAGCTTACTGAGATGTTTAAGACCAATGCAGGCAAGAGCAAAGTGATCTTCCCGCCCAGCCACCCGTATTATAATGTAGATGCAGGCGACCAGAAGAATGCGGATAAGAATTTTGATTTGCCAATACCTGATTAACAAAGGAACAATGCACTATCTGCAAGCTATAGCTAATCTTGAGAAACTTAAAAGTGAAATTGCTACCCTTGCGGGGAATGAGATGGTGAACTTTGCGTTGGACAATATCAAAGCAAGTAGTTGGCATGGTAAACCCTACAAACCTCGTAGCCCAAAAGCAAAACGCAACCGAGGCAGAAAACTATTGGTGGATTCGGGCGATGGTAGAAGAAGCATTTCATTTAAAGTAAGTGGCGACAAAATAATCTTTGAAGCTATTGACTACATGGTCTACAACAATGAAGGCTTTAAAGGAACAGTTCGCGTAGATGGCCACAAGCGAGCAACATATGACAATGTAAAAGTAGGTACAGGCACTTTCTCTGTGAAAACAAAAAAGGAAAGAACGCGGACTACGCGAGTGGCTCGGGTAACTCGTGGCAATGTGAAGGCTCACTCGCGCAAAATGGATTTACCTGAGCGTAGATTTTTTGGCAAAAGCAATGTGCTGGATGCAAGGTTGAACAAACTTATAAGGAACAAAATTATAAAAGCTGTATCATAAAACCCCCTATAAAAATGAAAAATCTATTGATTGTTTGGATGGTGCTATCGTTACTGGAAGTAGTGCGGCACTGGTATATCATAAAAAGAAAAAAGAAAAGCCCCAACAAGTTGGTGAGCTTTTTGGCGAGGGCAGCAGTGGCCATTTGCCTTGCATCGTTTGATGAACTGCCGCTATCAATAACATTGCCCACCTATGCCATTGTAGATTGGTGCTTTCACGATTATGTTTTAAACCTGATCTGTGGCACCTCGCCTATTTGGTACCTGAATGACACTGGGCCTTTCGATCGCTTTCAACGTAACTATCCAAACATGTTTGCGTGGTTTGCGTGGAAGGTGATCTTGTTTATTGGTTTGGTAGGCGCTTACTTTTTCAATTTTTAACCCATGGAAAAGATAATCTACGAACAGGCCATTGTGCGCCTGACCAGTGCCGAGGCCATTGCCTACATTGAAGGAGCGGGGCAGGTGCGCCTGCAAACCACCGATTGGTATGAGCAGCAGGTAGAAGATGCACTTAAAGACAAAGACGTGCAGAGCTACCCCTTTAACTGCCCTGCGGTGTTTTTTCAGTTTAGCCCCACGCGCTACGAGAAGGCCAACGGCATGCGGCAAGAGGCCACGGGCGAGTTGATCATTCACCTCGCGCAAAATAAACTGGGTAAGGATGGCAAGCAGGGCAGCGAGAGCCACCCAGCTTTTAAGAGTTTGCTGGATTATGCCGATTTGTTAATCAATCTTTTAAACGCCTTTAAACTGCCCTGCAGCGCACGGCTGATAATGACAGGCGTAGAGCGCGACCACACCAACAGCGGCCTGATGCACGACAAGATCACCTTCAGCTGGACAGCCCAGCGCAAACGGATAAACGTAGCATAAAAAAAGCCCCTCACTGAGGGGCTTTTTTTGTTGGAGTGTTTTCAAAGTCTTTGAGTAGTCGGTCTAAAAGGCTATCTCTCCGACATTGATGTCGGAGAGATAGTCCTTGGTATTCATTTTCAAAAGGGTCTTCTAGTATCTCAAATGGGTAATCATTGATAGTCATCTTATCAAGATTTACATCTTCGCCTTGCTGTTGCATAAGATCAACTTGACTTTGGCTAAAGTAGAGCTTTACTGGCTTATAACTGGCCATTCCCTGCTCTTGCAATATCTTGCTCAACTTGTTCACATCCTCAATGGTCATTACTTTGGTTGTATCTTTCATGGCTTTGAATTTCGAAGTATAAACTCACCTTCTTTTATGGGCGTACCTCCTAGGGGTTTACTCTCAGGGTTTTTAAAACATAACATTGCTTTCTCATAATCGTGGTAAACCAAAAACAACAACTGCTGCTGAGCAGTATTGTAATCCAACCAAAACTGATGACGAAACTCATCAATTGATTTTGAATCAATGATTCGCGTAATGCGTTTGGCTGTTTGTTCGTTTATATCCACACCCATTAACGTAAGGCGTTCGATCAGTTTTTTTTCAACTGCATCATACAGCTTTTTAACAACTTTACCCAGAAAGGTTTCTGCATCAATCTGTTTTTCGCATTTGGGACTATCCGAGCAAACAATATGGCCATTTGATGAGTAGCAATAAGGGCAATCTTTGTTTGCTACACCGTGTTCTATAATTGTTTTCATATCATTTACAATCACTACAATTTGCCACTGGGGTCCAGGTAATAGAAGTATAGTCGGTGAAGCTGGCAATGCCTCCAGCGGCCACGTTGTTGCCGGCAAGGTATTGCTCTTTGGTGCAGCAGCGGATGAGGCCACGGTTGGTGTAGCCTTTGGGTATGCCCGTCATGCAGCCCATTTGTGGGCCTTCTTCTTCTTTGGCGCAGCCCATGGCCGCTACCAGTAACAAAATAAAGATTGCTTTTTTCATCGTGTTTGTTTGTTCAAAGTTATGGAATTTATTTTTAGAAAAGATTTCCCTGTGTATGTGTTTCCTTTTGCTCTAACAGGTTATACTGCTCTTGTCGGTGTGTGCCACGCGCATCCCAGTCAGCCGGTAGCCATTTGTTTTGGGTGTATACCTGTCCTGTGATGATCTGGCGATAGTGCGCTGTGGTAATCACCTTGCCGTTGATAATGGTTTTATTGGTTGTCTCAATGCGCAGATTGCGCACAGGCTTGCCATTGGCCGTGCGAAAGCTTTTGGTTACATCTATGATAGAGTTAACGCGAAAAGCTTTTTCCTTTTTTATCTGATCGTAATTCTTGTCTCCTTGGCCTGTCATAAAAGCATTTTTAAGTAGGATTATTTATCCGATAACAATCGGCTATGCACAATTGAGTTGCGCATAGCCACTCGTTATAAGCAATGCAAGCCGCCAATTAAAAAAGCTGCCATAGGCGCACGACCTCCGCTACACGTGCCATCGCTCACGCTTTTTTGCCCACGCAGCAAGCACTGCTTATAACACCAAGTTTGCGTCATTTCTTCTTTTTTGTTTGAATTGATTTTTTTCTAATTGCCCCCACCGCACTCAAGTACTGAATGATAGCAGTCTCGTAAACGTTGGAGAGTGTACGGTTTTCGGTTTCAGCATACTTAGTGGCAACTTCGATATATTCTTCTTCGAGTCTTAGTGTCTGGTGGAGTTTCATTTGTAGATAATTGTATAGTGTTTTATTCTTTGAACTATTTTCTCAAACCCACAAACTATCTTAACCTTTTTATAAATAGGTTTTAATTCATCTCTACGTTTAATGGCTTGCTCCGTGCTTGTTGTGGTTATATCAATTTTCCAATCTTTAAACATTTCGTCATTCCACCAAGGCCAAGAGTATGAGGGGTCGTTTTTCCTTTCTTCTTTAGCCCGTTTAAACTTGTATGCAAGAAATTTACTTCTCTGCTCAGGAGTCATTTTTTGAATGTGTCCCATTTATTATTTTTTTTGCTTCTGAAATTGTTGACGCTAATCCAATATGGATAAGCTCTCCCATTGAATCCTCTTTGGTTATTTCAAACCGAATGAGCTTTGGATGTTGTGTAACAAAGGTACACAATTAAAACGACAATACAAAATTTATTTTCCAGCCCTTCGGCAATTACAAGGTCAAAAAAGAAGAAACGAACGCAAACTCTTATTCGTTGGTGGCAATTGGCATTTTCTCACGAGGTGTGGCAAGCCGCGGAGCAGCGCAAGCCCACCGCACATTTGCCACACCCAGCCGCACCAATGCCAACTGTTCGGCCTCCCACCGCACAACGTCCGACCACACGCCCCACCAACAACATGTTTGCGTCAGGCGTGGGACGTGCTATCGAATGAGGTTTGGGTAACAAAATAAATTTAAACTTTTTCCTCCCCGCCCATTTGAATATTGTAAACCTCTCCAGTCGATTGATTTACAATTTTGGTTTTTAAAATGTCATTCTTACCGTCATCAATCCAAATGAAGTGACATTTTGCAAGCTCCCAATTTGTTTTGTCTTTATGTTCTGGGTGTTGTTCTCTTACTTTTTCATAAGTTTCAATGGCATACATCAACCAAAGTATAAGGTCATTACTTAATGATTGAATATTGTCGCGATTTGCAACGTTGATTAGTTTTTCAAATGAATCAATTTCGTATTCTTTAATTTTTTTATTGCCCACGCTCATAAAAGTTTAAATTTATTTTGTTTCAGTGTTTCAAATTAGTTTCATCAATACTTATCGCCCGAACGCAAACAAGCGTCCATTATGCGCCAGTTGCTTACCCCTGCGAATACAAGCAAGGCCACAACTCCGCCAATACAAAAACAGCCCACAGAAGAACAATTAATGAAACTATTGTTAGAGCAACAGAAACTTCTTGGACATGACTATCCCACCATTCAGACGAAAATAGATTCTTTAAAAAACGACTCATTGAATTTGAAATCAAAGGTTGACAAACAAATAAAAAAGAAATGACCTCACGCCACACCAACTTGCAAGCCACGCAATCCACGCTTGACCAAAGCTTGACAAGTCCGTGTGGCTCACATCATGGAGGTTTTGCGGCACGAA